GTAAGATGCCACGTCAGACTGGTAAATCCACTACAGTCGTATCTTACCTTTTGCATTATGCTGTCTTTAATGACAGTGTTAATATTGGTATTCTTGCAAACAAAGCAGCAACCGCTAGAGAACTTCTTGGAAGGTTACAGACTGCATACGAAAACCTACCCAAGTGGATGCAGCAGGGTATCATAGCATGGAACAAAGGATCTTTGGAGTTAGAAAATGGCAGTAAGATATTGGCAGCTTCTACGTCTGCGAGTGCTGTCCGAGGTATGTCGTTCAACATCCTCTTTCTCGACGAGTTCGCATTCGTCCCGAATCACGTTGCTGACTCGTTCTTTGCCTCTGTTTATCCTACTATTACTTCTGGTAAAAACACCAAAGTAATTATTGTATCTACTCCACACGGTATGAATCACTTCTACCGATTGTGGCATGATGCAGAAAAGCAAAAGAATGATTATATCCCTACAGATGTTCACTGGTCAGAAGTTCCAGGTAGGGATGAAAATTGGAAAAAGACTACCATTAAAAATACATCAGAGCAACAATTTAAAGTTGAGTTTGAATGTGAGTTCTTAGGGTCAGTTGATACATTGATTGCACCAAGTAAATTAAGAACCTTAATTTATGATAATCCAGTAAAAAGAAATGCTGGATTAGATGTATACAAACCATCTCAAGAAAATCATGATTATGTCATGACTGTTGATGTTGCAAGAGGAGTTGGTGAAGACTATTCTGCTTTTGTCGTCGTAGATATCACATCTTTTCCCCATAAGATAGTTGCAAAATATAGAAATAATGATATTAAACCTATGTTGTTTCCAAATATCATCTATGAAGTAGCAAAAAGTTATAATAGTGCATATGTTTTATGTGAAGTAAATGATATTGGCGATCAAGTTGCAAGTATTCTTCAGTACGATCTTGAGTATCAAAATTTATTGATGTGCTCTATGAGAGGTAGAGCAGGACAGATTGTTGGCCAAGGATTCTCTGGTAAGAAGACACAACTCGGTGTTAAGATGTCAAAAACTGTAAAAAAAGTTGGTTCACTCAATCTTAAGACTCTTATTGAAGAAGACAAACTAATCTTTAGTGATTATGAAATTATTTCGGAGTTAACAACATTCATTTCAAAGCATAACTCATTTGAAGCTGAAGAGGGTTGTAATGATGACTTGGCAATGTGTCTTGTCATTTATGCTTGGTTGGTTCAGATGGACTACTTTAAAGAACTAACAGATCAAGACGTAAGAAAAAGATTATATGAAGAACAAAAGAATCAAATTGAACAGGACATGGCACCATTTGGATTCATGGATGATGGTTTAGGAGGAGATAGTTTCACTGATTCCGAGGGAGATCGTTGGTTCAATGCTGATGAATATGGTGATAGATCTTTCATGTGGGAGTATCTTTCCTGATGGATTTAGATGGCCAGATCAAACTTGGGCATCTTCTTTTGCAAGACAGAACGTGTAGAGTCTGTGGGGAAACAAAAAATTTAATAGAAGGATTTTATAGAACAAGAAAAGATAGAGGTCCAGTTGCATCATCATATTCATATGAGTGCAAAGAATGTACGGTTAAAAGAATTTTAAAAAATAAAAAATCAAATAATATGTGGGAATACCCAGATTGGTAGTTCACGTCGTGTTTCCCCCCTGAAAAGTGTCCTTTTAATAAATATTTTTAAACTGAGATCACGGAGAAACAAAACATGGCGACTCCTCAATTATCTCCTGGCGTATTAGTCAGGGAGGTTGACCTAACAGTAGGAAGAGCTGATAATGTATTAGATAATATTGGTGCAATTGCTGGACCTTTCCAGATTGGACCTGTTGAAGAACCAATTGATATCACTACTGAACAAGAACTCATCAATACCTTTGGCAAGCCACTTTCAACTGACACTCAGTATGAGTATTGGATGAGTGCCTCGAATTACCTTTCTTATGGAGGAATTCTCAAGGTAGTAAGAGCAGACGACACCGATTTAAAGAACTCTAATGCAGGTGTTGGTATTGCCAATACAACTACTCTTAAGATTAAGAATTACGACGATTATCAAGAGAACTATAAAACTTCTACAAACTTTACTTATGCAGCTAAGAACCCAGGTAAGTGGGCAGATGGACTGAAGGTTTGTTTTATTGATAACTACGCAGATCAAACGATTGGAATTGCAACTACAAGTCTTGCGAATGCAGGAGCAACGATTGGTTTTGGTGTAACTGCTGCACTTACTAATGCTGTCATTCCTGGGTCAGGAACTACCACTGGATTTACTGGTTTCTTAAAAGGAATTGTTGTTGGTCTTAACACTGATGCTACAGGAGGAAATAGCACAGTAGATGTTAAAGTTGTCTCTAGAGTAGAGACAGTTGGTGGTGGATCCACAGAAACTGCAATTACATATCAAGAAGGATCTACAACAAGAGCTTTTGGAACCTCTGTTGCTGTTGATTTTGTCAATAACTCTGGTATTAATAGCACCGGACTTCAAGCAACTAGATTTACGCCTTCAACAGCTGTTGATTGGTATGATCAGCAAACTTTGGGTCTTACAAATGCAACGACTTTCTGGAAGTCTATTGCTCCAAGACCAGTTTCAAACGTATACGTAACTGATAGAAGTGGAAAAAATGATGCACTACACGTTGTTGTAGTCGATGACAAGGGAACCGTTACTGGAATTAAAGGTAACATTATTGAAAAGCATATTAGTCTTTCTAAGGCATCTGACGCAATCTCTAATGTAAATGCTCCTCAAAGAATTTACTACAAAGATTATCTAGCAGATTTCTCTGAAAACATCTATGCTGGTTACAACCCATCACAAGCTGATGATACTTTTCACTCAAGTTATCCAAGAGCAACTGGATTCTCAACGGACTTTACGGCAGTAACAACTGGTGATGGTCTTTGGGGACAAGAGGCACAAGGAGTTACTTTTGCAGCACTAGGAAATATCAACTATACCTTTGCTGGAGGTGTTGATTATTCTACTACTGGTGGAATGAAGGCGGAACTTTCCAGTCTAATCACAGCATACGGTTTATTCTCTAATAAAGATGAGATCGAAGTTGATTACATGATCATGGGTCCTGGATGTGCTACCCAAGCAGAATCTCAGGCAAAAGCAAACTATATTATCTCTCTCGCAAATGAGAGAAAGGATTGTGTTGCAACTGTAGGACCACACAGAACCGACTTGGTTGGACTTACAAACACAAATACTCAAACTGATAATCTGGTTAATTACTTTAGTTCACTTTCATCCTCCTCTTACGCAGTCTTTGACAGTGGATATAAGTATCAATATGACAGATTTAACAATGAATTCCGTTATGTTCCAGCGAATGCTGACGTTGCTGGTCTGATGCATCGCACTGCGATCACTGCATATCCTTGGTTCTCACCTGCTGGACAACAGCGTGGTGTTATTAATAACGCAGTTAAACTGGCATACAACCCTAACAAGGCACAAAGAGATCGTCTCTATCCCGCAAGAATCAACTCCTTTATCACTACACCTGGTATCGGAACTCTTCTCTTCGGTGACAAGACCGCACTCGGTCACGCATCTGCATTTGATAGAATCAACGTTCGTCGCTTGTTCCTCACTATTGAGCAAGCACTGGAGAGAGCAGCGCAAGCACAACTCTTTGAACTCAATGATGAGTTAACAAGAGCAAACTTTAGAAACATCGTTGAACCATTCCTTCGTGATGTTCAAGCAAAGAGAGGACTCTACGGATTCCTTGTTGTTTGCGATACCACTAACAACACTCCAGATGTTATTGATAATAATGAGTTCAGAGCAGACATCTTCCTGAAGCCTGCTAAGTCAATCAACTACATCACCCTCACATTTGTTGCCACTAGAACTGGCATCAGTTTTGAGGAAGTAGCTGGTAGAGTTTGATCATAATATCTAAATAACAAAAGGAGGATTTACGAAATGTCTCACTCAATCGAAAAGATTAAATCAACTTTGAAGGGCGGCGGCGCTCGCCCTAATCTATTCCAGGTAAACTTAACATCTTTCCCTGGTGGAGCAGATTACGATTCAGATGAGTTCTCAATTCTGTGTAAGGCAGCACAGTTACCAGCATCGAACATCGCATCAATCGATGTTCCTTTTAGAGGAAGAATCTTTAAAGTTGCTGGAGATAGAACATTTGATACTTGGACTGTTACTGTCATCAATGATAATGATTTTAAGATTCGCACTGCCATGGAAGCATGGATGCAATTCACTGGTCAATATGCTGATGGATCTGGTGCTACCGATCCTGCATCATATCAAGTCAATGCTGATGTTATTCAGTTTGCTAGACAGGCAACTGCACTCAATAAAGTTGATACCACTGGTTTAGAATCTGCTAAGCAGTACAGATTCTACGGTATTTTCCCAACAAATATCAGTGCTATTGACCTTTCATATGATACTGGTGACACCATTGAAGAATTCACAGTTGAATTCCAAGTACAGTATTGGGCACCAGCTGATCTTGGTGCAGGCGAAACTGATCCAAGTACTCTCTGATCTGATATAATAAATAGATCAGACCAAAGTTAGTTCATAATAATGTCAAAATTGTTTGGGTTCTCTATAGAGGACACAGAACCACTATCTCCAAGTGCTGTCAGTCCCGTTCCTCCTAATAATGAGGATGGGGCTGACCACTATATGAGTAGTGGTTTTTTTGGTTCTTATGTAGATATTGAAGGTGTTTTTCGCACTGAGTTTGATTTAATCAAGCGATATCGTGAGATGGCACTTCACCCTGAAACGGATAGTGCTATCGAAGATATTGTAAATGAAGCAATTGTTTCAGATTCTAATGATAGTCCTGTTGAAATTGAACTTTCTAATCTTAATGCTAGTGATGGTATAAAGACAAAAATTCGTAAAGAATTTAAATATATTTTAGATTTATTGGATTTTGATAAGAAAGCACATGAGATATATCGTAACTGGTATATTGATGGACGTATTTACTATCATAAAATTATTGATTTAAAAAATCCACAAGAGGGTATTCAAGAACTTCGTTATATTGACGCAATGAAAATGCGTTATGTTCGCCAGCAGAGAAAAAAATCAGGCGAGCAAGAGGCAAGATCTGTAGTGCAACTTAAAAGTGATAATCCAATGGATTATGACTTCCCCGAAATTGACGAGTATTTTATTTACAATCCAAAATCAATTTATCCCACCGGTAATCCTGCACAGACTGGTGCAACTCAAGGAATTAAAATTGCAAGAGATGCAATTACATACTGCACATCTGGTCTTGTTGATAGAAATAAAGGAACTACTCTTTCATATTTACATAAAGCAATAAAATCTATCAATCAACTTAGAATGATTGAGGATTCACTGGTTATCTATAGATTATCAAGAGCACCTGAACGTAGAATTTTTTACATTGATGTTGGCAATCTGCCAAAACAAAAGGCAGAACAATATCTTCGTGATGTTATGATGCGTTATCGCAATAAACTTGTATACGATGCAAACACAGGAGAAATTCGTGATGACAAAAAGTACATGGCAATGCTTGAAGACTTCTGGCTTCCAAGGCGTGAGGGTGGAAGAGGAACCGAAATCTCCACTCTCCCTGGCGGACAAAACCTGGGTGAAATCACTGATATTGAGTATTTTAAAAAGAAACTCTACCGTTCGCTTAACGTCCCTCCATCACGAATGGATGGCGAAGGTGGGTTTAACTTGGGGAGATCTTCTGAGATCTTGAGAGATGAACTTAAGTTTACTAAATTTGTTGCTCGTTTAAGAAAGAGATTCTCCAATATGTTCAATGACATGTTGAAGACACAATTACTACTAAAGAATATAATTACTCCCGAAGATTGGGAGACGATGAGTGAGCATATTCAGTATGACTTCCTCTATGACAATCACTTCTCTGAACTGAAAGAAGCAGAACTCATGAACGAGAGACTGACTCTTGCAGCAACGGCAGAACCTTATATTGGTAAGTATTATTCTCAAGATTATGTACGTCGTAAGATTCTGCGTCAAACTGACATTGAGATTCTCGAACAAGATAAGTTAATTAAAAGTGAAATTAAAAAAGGAATAATTCCAGACCCAACAACAGTCGATCCTGCTACTGGACAACCTTTAGATTCGGCAGCAGATATGGATTTAGGAAAACCTCAAATGGAACCCGAAATTGATGCCTCTGCTGCGGAACCAATTGAAATGCCTAAGGGTGGGGAGATATAAATACTCATAGTCGTATAATATACAATTAAATGGATGACCTTATAGATATGATCATTGCTGATGAGTCACCATCTCAAATTAGTGATACCATTAAAGATGCTCTCTATGCTAAAGCAGCAGTGAGAGTTGATAACTTTCGTCCTCTAGTTTCAAACAGTCTTCTCAGTGGAGAAGATCAAATTGAAGTAGAAGATAATAAGTCGGAAACCACTGATGATGTCTGACTTATAAATAAACAATATAAGTAATATAAAAAAATGGCAAGGGTTTTACCATTAGCAGCAAAAGCAGCATTGTCAGCAGGGTCTAGTAATAAAACCACTGTTGGTAATGCTACTGTTGTGAGAATTGTTGCCACTGCTGGTGCAGTGGTTGTTTTTAGGCTTGACTCAAGCGACAACGTTATTGGTTCGTTTACTCAACTCAATAACTCAGTCGAATTAGTTGAGAAAAATCCAACTGATCAAATTTATGTCACTGGTGCTGCAGTTGAAGTTGCAAAAGTAGGTTACACCGCATAAAAAAATGAAACTAATCAGAGAAGAAATTGAATCAGTAAAATTTCTCGTAGAGACTACTCAGTCTGGTAAGAAATCACTGTACATTGAGGGAGTTTTCCTTCAGGGTAATATTAAGAACCGTAATGGTCGCATGTATCCTATGGAAACACTTCGTCGTGAAGTTGCCCGTTACAATGAAGCACATGTTCAAGCAGGTAGAGCACTTGGAGAACTTGGTCATCCTGACGGTCCAACTGTCAATCTAGATCGTGTTTCTCATAAGATTGTTTCACTAAGAGAAAGTGGTTCAAACTTCATTGGTAAAGCAAAGATTTTGAATACCCCTATGGGTAAAATTGCATCTGCCTTAGTTGAAGACGGTGTAAAACTCGGCGTTTCTTCTCGCGGAATTGGTTCTTTAAAAACAACCCGTGAGGGTGTCAACGTTGTCGGTGACGACTTTATGTTAGCAACCGCTGCTGATATCGTAGCGGATCCTTCGGCTCCTGATGCATTTGTTGAAGGAATTATGGAAGGAAAAGAGTGGGTTTGGGAAGGTGGACTTCTGCGTGAAAGATATGCAGAACAAACCAAAAAGAGAATTAATACATTAGTAGATCAGAAAGCACTTGATGAGCATAAGCTTAACTTATTCAATGACTTCTTATCTAATCTTTAATTTTATAAATAAATATAGTTTTAATACGGAAAAACACGGAGAGTTCTAATGTCTAGTGGCAAGAATTTACAAGAAATGGAAGTAAAGACACAGCAATCCAAAACCGCTGTTAACTCTGGTGCCAAGCCAGCAGATGCAATGGATACTTCGGTTGCTGCCTCTTACGAAGATCTCGGTGGTCCTACCCCTGAGAACTATAAAGTAGATGATGACTCAGCAAAGCTGAAGACTCCAGGTGGCACCCTTAAGCAGGTTAAGGATATCGTAAATAAAGGCGCAAAACCTGCTGATGCCATGAAGGGCATGAAAGAAGAGGAAGAAGTTTCCTCTGAAGAGGCAATCGAAGAAGAAGAAGTAACCACCGATGAGGTTGTTGCTGAAGAAGAAGTTGTTTCTGAAGAGGAAGTAACTACCGAAGAGGAAGTTACTGCAGAATATGACATCGAAGAAGATGTTAATGCTCTTCTTGGTGGTGAAGAACTCTCCGAAGAATTTAGAGAAAAAGCAAAGATCATCTTTGAAGCAGCAATCAATTCTAAGGTTGCAGAAATCAAAGAAAATCTGGAAGCACAATATCAAGAAAAGCTTGCTGAGGAAATCGAAGCAGCAAAAGAATCACTCGCAGAAAGAGTTGATTCCTATCTTGAGTATGTTTCTGACGAGTGGTTTGAAGAAAATGCACTCGCAGTTGAATCCGGTCTTAAGACCGAAATGACCGAATCATTCCTTACTGGAATGAAGAGTCTTTTTGAAGAACATTATGTATCAATCCCTGAAGATAAGTATGATGTGCTTGAGAGCATGGTAGAAAAATTAGATGATATGGAGACAAAACTCAACGAGCAAATTGAGAAAAATATCTCCCTCAACTCCCGACTCGCAGAATCGGTTGCTGGCGGAATCTTGGATCAAGTCTCTGAAGGTCTCGCGCAGACTCAGAAAGAGAAGCTCGCCTCACTTTCCGAAAGTGTAGAGTTTGAAAGTGAAGATCAATATCGTGGCAAGTTAGAAACACTGAAGGAGTCATACTTCACTCAGAAGAATGTTTCTACAACCGCTAAGACTGAAACCCTCTCAGAAGGCGTCGATTCGGCACCTGCTTCTGTAAGCGGTTCCATGGATGCATATATGAGAGCTCTGGGTTCCACCCTTAGCAAATAAACTGAATTTAACATTAAATCAAACGTAAACATTACCCTTTAAAAGCAAATGTTCCATTCCGAACATCTGCAGGAAAAGTGGGCACCTCTCCTCAACCATGAGGGTCTTGATAAAATCACAGATTCCCATAAGAGAGCAGTAACCGCTGTCCTGTTAGAAAACCAAGAAAAATTCCTTCGTGAGCAATCTGCATTCCAACAAGGTGGAATGCTGACTGAGCAACCAACCATGAACACCAACTCTGGTGCTAATGCTGGTTTCTCTGCTGACGCAACCGCAACTGGACCTGTTGCTGGTTTCGACCCCGTACTGATCTCCCTGATCAGACGCTCTATGCCTAACCTGGTCGCATATGACCTGGCTGGCGTTCAACCTATGAGCGGACCTACTGGACTCATCTTCGCGATGCGTTCCCGCTACACCAACCAGTCTGGCACCGAAGCATTCTTCGATGAAGCAGACACCGCATTCTCCGGACAACCTAAGGGTCTCAATGATGCTAACGGTTTCTCTGGTGCTGCTGCTGGTTTAGGTACTACCTCACAAACCGGTACTAACCCTGCAGTTCTTAACCCAACTGGTAGTGCAGATAAGACTGCATACAACGTTGGTCAGGGTATGCGTACCGATTCTGCTGAATCTCTTGACGGAACGGGTGCTGACGCATTCAACCAGATGGCATTCTCAATCGAGAAAGTCACTGTAACCGCTAAGTCCAGAGCACTCAAAGCAGAGTACTCCTTGGAACTGGCACAAGACCTTAAGGCAATCCACGGTCTGAATGCTGAAGCGGAACTCGCAAATATTCTCTCTACTGAGATTCTTGCTGAGATCAACCGCGAAGTCATCAGAACCATCTATAAGGTTGCTGAACCAGGTGCTGCCACCAACACCGCTACTGCTGGTGAGTTCGATCTCGACATCGACTCCAACGGTCGCTGGTCTGTTGAGAAGTTCAAGGGTCTCCTGTTCCAAATCGAGAGAGATGCGAACGCAATCGCACAAAGAACTCGTAGAGGAAAGGGCAACATG